CTTGTCCTATAGATGATCATCCAGATCGATCCTGACAGCTTGTCCTATAGATGATCATCCAGATCGATCCTGACAGCTTGTCCTATAGATGATCATCCAGATCGATCCTGACAGCTTGTCTTATAGATGGTCATCCAGATCGATCCTGACAGCTTGTCTTATAGATGATCATCCAGATCGATCCTGACAGCTTGTCTTATAGATGATCATCCAGATCGATCCTAAAGACACTGTTGACACGCCGCGAATCCGTGCTTAAATGCTTCTCACGCACACAAACAAGGATGCACACAATGGACAGGAACGACATAATCTGCACAGTTTTCATCAGTCTTGTTTTCATCAGTTTTGTTGGCGCGGCCTTTGCTGCGGTTATCTTAGGGGCTTAAACAATGGACACTGACGATAAAATGACTCTTGCACTTGCCACAATCGTGACTTTTGCCTTGCTGGCCTACACATTCGGATTCGTATCTAGTGACGGAGTCGGGTTTATGGTTCCGGGCTTGGGCGGTTACTTCTTTCAATTCTAATAAGGGGAAACACAATGACTCGTAAACAATACCAAACAGCACTTGCGCAAAAACTGGCATTCTATGGGTTTACATCTAACCCGCTAACCAATGCGCAAACGTCAATTCTATGGCATGACAAAATCAGCCTAGACTCGGCCTATGGCATAGCTTGTGATGTAAACTCTGGATTCTCTTTTGCAGAATCCATTGACGCTAACGCCTAACCAAACAACCGGAGAATCTAAGATGAACACTTATACACTTGCACAGCGCCCACGCGTAGAATCTCGCAATGAATTGCAGATTGAGGAACCGACACCAATCCCGAATCTTCCGCTTATGTCCATTCGTGACGCTCGTATTGCTTGCGACATTGCTCGCAAGGCTGGACAAGATGTTATCGTCTTTAATACCAAAGCAATCTAAGGAATCCTGAAATGAGCGACAATCTGACATATAAGACAATTCTTGACCGTTGTAAGAGTGACGTTCTGGAATATATCCCGGCATTACCTATGGATGGCAGTCTCAATTCATGGGAAACATATCTGGACCAATTGGAATCTTGGCGTGACGATTCCTTGTATGAACACGCAAGCGAAAGCGTCGAGTCTTGGGATTGGTCAATCTACACCCATTATGGGTTTGAGATTCTTGACGCTTTGCCAAGTGATGAAATGAGACAGGCGGAGTCTTCATTCTTTGAAGTGTGGGGACATGAGCCTATCGAAACGCTCAATGATCCATACGACATGGCCAGCCGGATTGCATATTTTGCTTTGCTCAATATATGGCAAGAGGTAGCGCAGGAATGTGTAGAAGAGCTTATAGAGCTTGCACAGAATCAAATTGAGAACATGGAGTCGGTCTAATGCTTACTTTCAACGCTATCTTAAACAAATATCAGGACTGGTGCGACATAGGCCCGTCATATGAGGATGAATCCGTGATGGTTTATTCTGGTGATCTATGGGCCTTAGCTAAATCGTTCTCAGGCGATCCAACGGACACTAAAACCCTAAACCGTTTGCAAGGTATAGCTGAACATTATGGGATTGAATTGCGGTTCTATGATGAAACCATAACGGATGAATCCGGGCGCGTTCACAATACTATGCCAAACGGATGGGGCTGGACTCCTACATATGCTGTTCATGATTGCAGTGTGTGGGCTGAGGACGAATCGCAAGAGCATGTAGAGGACTATGCGACCTATCTAATAGATAACGACAACATAGCGGATCAATTCGGTGTTGATTTTACCTCTATTGGATTCACTCAATGGGAAAGCCTATGCGAAAGCGGATTCCACCCTGGGCAGAACGATACGCCGCAGTCTCTGAGGGAATCTATCGAGGCAAAGCATGGGCCTTGCGAATTGATCTTCTACATTGATTCAACTGGTCAATTTGACGTTACTTTCGGTGCATGGTTTAAACCTGAGAATGAGGAGTCTTGAATATGTATGATTTACCTGAATCCGCTATCCTTTACGCTGACTCAGCGCACGGTGTTTACATTCCACAATACTTTGCCGAGTCCATTAAGAGGGAGTGTGTCTCTGGTGTTGATCCATTCGACCTAGACTCGTTAGCTATGGGTCCGGATGAATGCGAACACTATTGGGATACTTGGCATCACGTGGAATCTAACGCTGTCGTCACTGACTCGGATGGTAATCAGTTTTACCTATACCAGGATGGTGACCTATGGCTTATTCCTGTTGACTATGAATTAGAGGAGTCAATTTGATGGCCGACACTTACGCAATCATAGGTTTCAGCAACGAGTCTCCCGTAGTGTTGCACCAGTCAGATAGCTATACAGACTGCGAGAGGTTCAAGGATAACTACACACGCTGGGGCGATTGGGGCGGATATGAGACACTGGCATTATATGAGATAGCACCTAACCAGAGTGCAGACACAATACATACAGTGGACTCCCCTATCATAGCGTGGTGTCAGTATGAGTAGATAGTTACACAGCCAACCACAATCTATAGCAAGCCCCTTGGTGTGACAGCCTTGGGGCTTTTATTATTGCGTAGGGCTTCTGTGCTGGCCTATGAGTAGGCTTGTTGGTTGTTTGGGTAGGGTAGGGGCCTAGGCGCTACATGGGCACTCAGCGGGCTTCTCTGCGCTTCTCTGAGCATGGGGTATTATGATACCTGTCCAATGGTTTACTTGGGATTCACTTGTTACAATTTGTAAGGTTTTGTTGGATTCTTGTAACATGTTCTTAGGGCATGGGTGCTGCGAATCGAATCGCCTCTGTCAAGTTTTTTCTTTCGATCAACACAAGATATTGCGCAAGTGTGTCTTTTGTGCCACTACATCCAGATAGTTTAATGTTAAACCATTTTGTGATCACATTTAGTTTAATGTTAAACGATTCGCTCGTGAGTGTGATCACAAGAGCCTGTCAAGGGTTATTATCATTGTGGGACCCTATAGATTCTGGGGTGTGGTTTTTGGGTCACAGGGTAGCACGCTCGGAATCCAAAAGAAGAAAATTCAAACGGGCACCTTAGAATCCAAAAGAAACAAAAAGGATTGAGGTGCGACACTTTGGCACAACTCATAAGAACCCTTAAGCTATAACTAAAGAGTGTGCTAATGATTCTAACTACAGCTATAGGTTGATCGCTACACTATCACAAGCAAAACTACAAGAAAAAAGAATCGTTAGATTTCAACTACATGAAAAAAAAGTTCAGAATTTCATGAGTAAGACTTGAAAAAAGGTTGCTATAGTATAGTAGAACCCCTTAAGACTCTTAAGAATCAAACTTAAGACTTCAACCTACCAGTTAATAATACTCATTAAGAATTATAACTCGTAAGATTGATTCTTAAGAGTCTGAGCCTATCAGTGATTATTAATTATTGTAGTTTAACACTGAAGAGTGGCTCTTAAGATTCCCCGACTTCTGTAGCTGAAGAAGCACAGACCCTGTAGCTCAACTCTATGGGGTAACTACGTAACTCCTAAGATTGGTAGTTTATCATCATGCCTCCCAACCATAAGCTAGAGTACAACTCAGAGATCGCTAAAGTCGTAAGGCGTAACGCTGCGGCTGGTGTGACTATGAAGGATACCTTTGCTGAGATTCAGCATATGGCTTGGGCACCAGCAAGCATGACTACCTTCATGAAGCATTATGGCAAGGACTGGCACTCTACCAAAGCAGACATAGCAGCTAAGATTGGTAATAGGGTAGTTACTCAAGCTATTGAGGGTGACATTGACCATCCTGCTACATGGAAGTCTCAAGAACTGTATCTACGATCTCATGGTGGTTGGTCACCTAAGTCTACTGAAGAGAGCCGTGAGGTTGGTACTGAAGAGGAAGAAGCTGAGAGTGCTGTAAACTCCCTTATGAAACTGTTAGGTAAAAATGATGAGGCTGACGGCTGATTACTTACGTACCCTCCCGACAAACGAAGTAAAAGCAGCTTTAGAGCAACTCACACCTCAACAGATAGAGGAACTACAGTATTCCTACGAGTTCCTAGCTAGGGATAACCAACTACCCCCTGATGGTGATTGGAACGTATGGTTCCTTAATTGTGGTCGTGGTTTCGGTAAGACTTGGACTGGTGTTCAATGGGTAAGGGAACAAGTTAAGCAAGGTAAGAAACGTATTGCTGCTGTAGCTGCCACCAACTCAGATATTGAACGGGTTATGGTTAAAGGTGAGAGTGGTTTCCTTAGCCTATGCTGGAAGGGTGATAAGACCTACAAGGGTAAAGAGATGGGCTTCCCTGAGTGGTCCCCTACCAAGCGTACTCTCTCATGGGCCAATGGTGCTAAAGTAGAATTTTACTCAGCAGAAGAACCGGAACGTCTACGTGGACCTCAGTTTGAAGCTGCATGGGGTGATGAGGTAGCTGCTTGGAATAAAGACCAAGAGACTTGGGACATGCTTCAGTTTTGTCTTCGTCTAGGTAAACACCCAAGAGTTTGTGTTACCACTACTCCTAAGTCTACTGTACTTGTCCGTAAGCTCCTCAAAGACCCTAAGACACACGTTACTACTGGTAGTACCTTCGATAACACTAACAACCTTGCTAGTACATACCTACAGGCTGTTAGGAATCAGTATGAGGGTACTCGACTAGGTAGACAGGAACTTTACGCTGAAGTTCTTACTGAGAATGAGGGTGCTCTCTGGACTGCTGACATGATAGATACTTGTCAGATCACCTCCTCAGAACTACCACCCCTTATTAGGAAGGTTGTAGCTGTAGACCCTGCTGTCTCCTCTAATGTAGAATCAGATAATACTGGTATTGTTGTAGCTGGCATATGTGAACAGGGTAAGGCTTACATCCTTGGTGATTATACCTTCAAGGGTTCACCTGAGACATGGGCCAATAAGGTAGTTTCTCTTTACCACGAATTTGAGTGTAGTCGTATCGTCTACGAAAGCAACCAAGGTAAAGACCTCATACCATCCCTCTTTAAGACCATTGATGAGAACCTCCCACTTAAGGGTGTACACGCTAGTACCGCTAAGATAGCCAGAGCGGAGCCTGTAAGCGCCCTCTATGAGCAAGGCAAGGTCTTCCACGTAAGGGACTGTGAGGCTCCTCTGACAGAGCTTGAGACGCAGATGACCACCTATGAGCCACTGGGAAAACATAAGTCCCCTGATAGGTATGATGCTATGGTCTGGGCCTTAACGGACCTCATGCTTAAGGGCTACGCAAAACCACAACTGAAACTAATATACTCCAATTCTAAAGGGCTACGATAATGGCTACATTAAATGATCGGGTGTTTGATAATGGCCTTACGGTCCTAGACACCGAAGCAAACGCAATCCACATCACCTCACAAGAGGCTACAGACTACACAGACGCTACTTCCACTAGCACATTAGGTAACTCCACATCTCTGAGCATTGGCGCACCTGCTGACCGCTCTGGTGGTGGTCGTGAGGTTACTGTAGCTGCTATTACGGATGGTAGTGTTACAGGCACAGGCACAGCAAGCCATTACGCTATTGTAGATACTGTTAATAGTCGTCTCCTCGCTACTGGCTCCCTCTCAGCCTCTCAAGCAGTGACTTCCGGTAACTCCTTTACACTTGCCTCCTTCACTATTGGTATCCCTGACCCTGCCTAATTTGAGGTTTTCTCATGGTTAAACTCGTCAACCGCGCCAAGATGGGCACTGCCACTACTGGCACGGGAAGCCCAATCACGCTTGGCTCCGCTGAAAGCGGCTATCAGTCATTCGCTGATGCTGGCGTGGCTGACGGGGAGACTGTGCGTTACGTCATTGAGGACGGTACGGCTTGGGAGATCGGCACAGGCACTTACACGGCGTCTGGGACCACTCTGAGCCGCACTGTCACTGAAAGTAGCAACTCAGACGCGGCGATTAACCTGTCTGGGTCTGCTGTTGTGTTTGCCACTGCGGCTGCGGCTGATGTGATGAACACAACCAACCCTGTCATCACGGCAGGTACTATCACAGAAGATGTCTATGCCTTGAGCGGTACGAGCGTTGCCTTGGAGCCTG